AACGTGTTGAGGGTCTTGAGCAGGTTGTCGATCGAAGACTGAAGCTCGTCGACCTGCCTCTTCGTCCCCGGCAGGTCACCGATGGACAGACCGATGTTGGCCAGCGCCGTGTACTTGCGACTGCCGCTGGCGTCTGGTTCCTCGTTGTTAGTGTCAGACACGCTTCTCTCGCTTCCAGCGGATCAACTTGAGCCAGTACTGCCGCTGCCGGGCCGACATGGCTCGTATCTCATTGAGGCCCCACCCCGGGTAGTTGGTGGCGATGATGTCGTAGTCGAGGTAGATGCGTTGCTCATCAGGGGCGAAACAGATCCCCCCAACCAAGGGGGATCACCTGCTCCTGTCTGCACGCCACGCACTCGATGGTCACCGAGAGGTCGAACGTTGGCTGGCGTTCGACCAACTCACCCACCAGGGCCAGCCGATCCCGCATGGGCAGGCGGCGGGCGTAGTCCATCGGGTCGACCACGAGGCGCCCGTTGACCTCCTTGATGCAGCGGCTGAGCAAGATGGTGTTCTGCTCGGCCATGGTGGCGTTGCGGCGCTTGAGCGATTCGAGTTGGTCACTGCCGATGGCCGCCCGGTACGTGATCACCTCGCCCTTCGAGGTGGTGAAGGTGAACTCGGTGCGCTGGATGTCGGTCACCTGGCGGGGGGCGAAGTCGGTGTCGAGATCGATGAACAGGTCTTGCTCCTCGTTGCACTCCGGGTTCTGACACCGGTATCTCAACTCCTTGCGGGCCCCATACGTGGCTTTGATGACGGCCAGGTACAGCAGGTCCCGCTCCCCGATGAGCAACTGGTGCAGGTGTCCCTGCCGCTCAGGCAGCGGCAGGGACTCCAAATCGAGCTCCCCGATCCGGACCGTGGCCAGGGCCAGCACGATGTCGTAGACCTCGGCTGGCTCCTTGACCCGGGCCATCGCTTCCTCGTCCATGCCGTTGAGCTCCCGGACGACCGCCTTGGTCTGCCAGGTGCCGTTGTGCATGAGTCCCCGAGGGAGCTCGAAGAACGGATCCACCGATGACTCGATCAGTGGGACGGGGCCCGCGGTCATCTCCTTGGCCGTGTCCAGATCCTTCTGGAGGGCGTCGGGATCGTGCCACTGCTCTCGTGTTGCGGTTGGCGTGGGGACGACGTCTGTCACGATGAGTGCTCCTGTTGGTGTGGGTCAGAACGGTGGGGCGTTGAGGGCGTCGACCGCCGGCTGGTGGCCGAAGAAGACCTCGAACCCCTCGTGGTGCACCGTCATCTGCTGCACCACCACGGCGTTGTCGGAGGCGTTGAGCCCCGAGAAGCCGACCGAGGCCGTCCAGCAGTTGACGAACTTGTAGGCCAGCACGGCGCCGTCGTAGATGTTGCCGCCCTGCGGGTTGGCACCCGAGGCCGATCCCTGGGTCACCGGGTGGGCCATCACGCGCACCACCATCGAGTAGCGGAACTCGCTGATGTCACCCTGACCGGTCATCGAGAGCGTGCCCGAGCCCCAGTTGACGGCGAACATGCGCTTGGCCAGGTTCCAGAGCTCACTGTGGTTGTAGAAGACCCCCGCCGACATGGTCAGCGGCGAGAAGTCGGTCTGTCCTGGGAGCTTGTGGGGGGAAGTGTTGTACCCACCCTCACGGTACGCCACCATCTCGGTGTTCATGGCGATGCCTTCCACCGACATGAACCCGAACTTGGCGAAGGGGTCCGTCTCTCCCGGGAGGGAGGCCTGAACGTTGAACTTGAAGTTGCGGATCGGATCGATCCGCGCAGTCGTGGCCATGGGTTACCTCCTCAGGCGGCCGGGACGACTTCGGACGTGATCGCCCCTTGGTCGAACTGCGTGATCCGGATGACCACGAACTCGGCGGGGTACTCAAGCGCCACGCCGATCTCCATGCGGACCTCGCCGCTCTGGACCACCGAGGGCAGGTTGATGGTTTCGTCGCAGCGGATGTAGTAGGCCTGGGCCTGGCTGACGCCGGCGAGCCCGCCGGCCTCCCACACCGGACGCAGGATCTGGTCCGCCGTCTGGCGGAGCCCACTCCACAGCCGCTGGTCGTTGTTCTCGAAGACGGCCCACTGCGTGCTGCGCCGCAGGCTCTCCTTGATCGAGATGAGCGTGCGCCGCGCCGACACGTAGCGATCGGCGCCGTAGGTCTTGCGGGTGCGGCCACCCATGACGCAGATGCCGGCGCCGACCACCGAGCGCACGATGTTGATGTTGCGGGAGTTGAGGTCACCGAGCTCGGTGTCGGTGAACTTGGTGCCCACGCCCACGGCGTTGGACAGCCCGGCGATGATGCCGGCGGGGGCTCGGAACACGCCCACCGTGGCGTCGATGCGGGCCATCATGCCCATCACCGCTCCACCGGGTGGGATCGTCACCGTGGTGCCGATGCGCCGGGGATCGGGGACGATGATCCACGGCCCGTACGACGCCGAGTAGCTGTCGCCGGTGTTGGCGCCCAGGGTGGACTGGATCAGCGTCGAGTAGGCGCTGGAGTCCTGACCGGGCGTGCGGGGCGGCGCCGAGTCGTTGATGATCATGATGTCCTCGCGGTCGGTGAACGTCGAGGACGGGATCGTCGTGCTGACCCAGGTGCTGGGGGCGGTGACCGTGTCGACCGACGAGGCGTCGGAGTTGTAGCCGCAGATGTTGAGGTTGATCGGGCCCTCGACCTTGGAGATCATCTGGGCCGAGGAGATCAGCGCCGCGGCGTCGGGGATGTCGGGGTCGATGCCGCCGGCCAGGTCGACCGGATCGGTGGTGGGCTTCGGCTGCGGCTGGTTGATGTTGACGCCGCTCACCAAGATGTAGCGGGAACCGGCGTAGGGGTCGTTGACGGCGGCGTCAACTTTGCGGGTACCGGCCAGGTTGCCGGTCACCGACAGGCCGGTGAACGTCTCCACGACCTCATAGACGCCGTCGGAGTTCTGGAGGAGCACCTGGATGGCGAAGACGTCCTGCGCCGTAGCTCCCGAGCCCACGGTTGACTGCGTGGTGAGGCTGTACTGGAGGTTGTTGCCCCAGGCGCCCACCGAGCGGGCGCTGATGGTGAACGAGCTCAGCGGGTTGGCCCCGGTGTTCCCACCGTTGACGACGATGCTGGACATCACCCCGGCGTCGCCCGCCGTGGTGGGTGCCGATCGCACGATGTAGGCCATGCGTCCACCGTTCTGGAAGAACGAGAAGACGCTGTAAGGCAGGTATGACAACACCGGGGTGGTGATGGTGCTGCCAACCGGCGGGATGATCGGATCGAAGGATCCGTAGAGGGTGACGAAGTCGCTCCACGACTCCACCAGGATGGGCTCGTTGATCTGCCCTTTGCTGGTGACGCCGACGAACGCTCCCACCGTGACCGTGCCCGAGACATCGCTGGGGTTGACCAGCAACGACTCTTCGAGGTACACGCCTGGGCGGCGGTACGTGGTGACCATTGTGTCGCTCCTGACGATGGGTGAACGTGTTTCGGATCAGTGCGACGATCAGTGCTACGAGCCAGACGGCGGTGCTACGCGGAGGGTGTATCGGCCCCCTCATGGGCGACGTAGAAGTACTCGCCCCCGGCTTCTCGCTCTTCATCGGTGAAGTCCTCCGTTGGGTGCAACTGCCCATCGATGAACTGTGCGAAGTAGGAATCGAACTGCTCTCGGGCCACCACGGGGATGTAGACCCGCAGCGCCTGGAAGCCGACGATGTCGTCGAAGAACCGCTGCTGTGGTATCTCCGTCAGCATCGAGATGGTGTAGAGCTTGCGGAAGATCCGCTTGGTGCCCGACTCCGTCGTCTCCATGGCGTCGGCGGTCTGGAAGGCCAGCCGATCGACACGCCGGGCGACGTCGTCCGCCGGGTTGGTGATGAAGAAGGGGCGGGGTGGGAGGATGTCGGTGGTGAAGATCGACGTGAGATACCGGTCGTGCAGGGCCGAGCGGGAGTACACGGCGATCTGCCAGACGAGGTCCATGGCCAGGTACTCGCGGATGTTGTAGACCTGGTCCTGGGGCGGAGGCGGCAAGTCGGGGCGCACGCTCGGCTGATAGAGCCCGTTGGGGTCCTGGATGTAGGTCGACGTCCAGAGGCCGTAGTTGGGCTCCACCGACAGCAGGTCGATGGTGATGTAGGGGTAGGAGATCTGGCGCTCACCCTCAGGCCAGCGGAACCACACGTTGACGTTGGTGTAGTCGGTGCTCCCAGGCCGGGTGGGCACCTTGACGCCGGTGAGCCAACTCTTGAGCGCTTCCTCCTCGGAGAGGATGAACCCAAGGTGGGCAACGAGATCGGGCTCAGCTTTCAGCAGATGTGTCGCCACCGAACCTCCCTGGGCCGAACTTGGAGATCATGTGCTCACGGGCCACATCGCCGGCATCGCGGACTTCCGCCGTCAGC